TATTAACTTTTAAATCCATTAATTATGGCAATCAAAAACGCATCGGATTTATTAGTTTATAAAAAGTCGCCTGCTGACGTAGCTCAGATAACTAGAATTAAAGTATTAAACGTAACACCTTTAAGTGCTAATGGTACTGTTAAAATTTTAAATACGACAACTAGCCAAGGGGCTAACGTAGCTGAGTTAGAAACAGCAGCTACTACTTCAAATACAGGTTCAGATTTGATTATAAAAATTTTCACTTTACTTGTTAATAACGGTTATTCAGGAGGTAGTACTGGAACAGAGGGTGATTATGTTTATAGAGATTTTACCAACTTTCACGAAGGTGACGTTAACACTTTAAGTTTTGCAGATGGTACAGCCGAAATCGATGATGGTGCTATAGAAGTTATTGTAATTACTTCAGGTGAAACTTTAAATAGTTACGAACCTATCGCACATAGCACATCAGCTTCAATATCGTTTAACAACGATTTGAGAGATGTTACTACAAAAGATAGTGCAGGATTTCAAGAAAACATTGGTGGTCTTAAATCGTTTGAATTATCTTCTGACGCACTACAAGACATTAATGCTGACTTAGACTTCAAAGAGTTTTACGATGATATTAACGAACGTAATGAGGTGATAGTAAGATTCGCAGAACGAGCTACAAGTGGTACAGATGTTAAATGGGAAGGAAGTGGTTACGTATCAAGTCTTTCTATGGATGCAGGGGTCGAAGAAAATGTGACTTACTCTGTGACTATAACAGGTACATCATCAGTAGTTAAAGGTACATACTAATAAATAAACACAAATAAAAATGAAAAAGGTAGAATTAGGCGGTCAAGAGCGACCAATCAGATTTAGTTATTTATGCTTAAAAGAAATCTGCAAAAAGTTAGGTTTAAAGCTAAACGAATTAAATCAGTTAGGATCGGAGATAGACCACATTGGAGTTATCGCTTACTTTGGTTTAAAGTACGGAGCGAAGAAAATCGGAGAGAAGTTTACTTATAAAATCGCTGACATTGAAGAGTGGTTGGATAATGAAGATTTCTCTAAGATTAACGAAATATTCGAAGCGTTCCAACTTGACCAACCTCAAGGCGAGGGAAAGTAGTTGAGGGAGAGGAGATAGATTCTGACGAAGGAGATATTGACTGGGATAAATTAGAACAAATCGGTTTAGGAATGTTGGGGTTAGGTTATGATGAATTGTATAGTTTAACCCCACGTTCTTTTAATAATCGCTTAGAAGGCTTTAAAATGCACCAGGAACAGATGTCACAGAACCAATGGGAACAAACTCGAATTATATTGTTAGGTTGTTTGTCGCCGCACTCAAAAAAGAATCTAAAGCCACAAGAGATATTACCTCTTCCTTGGGATAGTAAGAATAAGCCGAAAAAAGAGATAGCTTCAAAAGAACACATACAAAAGGTTCTCGAGAAATACAATAAATCTAAATTTAATAAGATATAAAATGGGTGTATCAGTAAAGACCATCTCGATAATTGTCGCAGCTAACATTAAAGGGTTAGAAAAGGGGATGGGTAAAGCTAACAAGAGTTTAGCTAAATTCGCTTCGGGTGCAGCTCGTATGGGTTCTTTACTTACTTTTAGTGTTACAGGACCTTTAGCCGCTTTAGGTAAATCCGCTATGGACACATTCGTTCAGTTTGAGAACGGAATGGCTAAAGTAGGAACGGTTACAAACGCTACTACTGATGAACTTAAAATGCTTACATCAGAAGCAAAAAGATTAGGTTCTACAACACAATTTACAGCATCTCAAGTCGCTGAATTACAACTTAGTTTAGGTCGTAAAGGTTTTGATCCTGAAGCTATTAAAAATATGGAGCAATCCGTATTAGATTTATCTTTGGCTACAGGTGAAGATTTAACCTTAGCCGCAGATGTAGTAGGAGCTTCGATAAGAGCTTTTGGTAAAGATTCTTCTGAAGCAGCACAAGTAGCTAACACACTAGCTTTAGCTTCAGCAAATTCTTCCATAAAATTAAGCACATTTAGTACAGCATTTGCTAACGCAGGTGCTTCTGCAAGTGCAGTAGGAGTAGACTTAGAAGAGTTATCTGCTATGATGGGTGTCCTTATGGATAGTGGTATTAAAGCATCCAAAGCAGGTACAGGTCTTAACTCTTTATTTATAAAGTTAAAAGAAAAAGGTATTAGTTTATCTGACACTTTAGATATGTTATCTGAAGGTCAAATGGGCTTAGATAGAGCGACAGCAATAGTAGGTAAAAACTTTAGTAAACAACTACTAATACTATCTAAGAATAGAGATAAAACAAAAGAACTTACAAAGGAGTATAAAAACAATACTACTGGGTTAGACGATATGGCTGAGAAAATGGGTCAAACCACTCAAGCCAAAATTAAAAGAATGTCGTCTGCTATTGAAGGACTCCAATTAGAATTTGGTGCTTTGATTGCCGATGCTCTTACTCCTATAATAAATAAAATAACAGAGTTAGCTTCTAACTTTACAAATTTAGATGATGAAACTAAAAACACTATATTAACAGTAGCAGGATTCGCAGCCGCTATTGGACCTGTTTTATTAGTTATAGCTTCCTTAACATCATCATTTGGTATGTTATTTACTGCTATAAAAAGTGTAGTTAAAATTGGATTCGCTATGTTTACAAGTCCTATAGGTATAATTATAGGCTTAGTAGGCGTCTTAGCAGCAGGAGTAGTGTATCTTGCAGGAAATTGGAACGCTTTTTTAATTTCAGTAGCTAAATCATCAAAAGGTGTTGGCGGTATAATTAAAGGCTTATTAAAAGGTTTAGGTTCTGTTTTAGGACCTACATCGGCTTTGTTTATAGAAATGCAAGCGGCTATAGGTACTATTGATGCTTTAGAGAAAAACCTTGATGATATAGATCCTGATGCAACAAAGTTTAAAACTTTTGGAGAAACAATAAAAGATGTTGTATCAGATGTGTCAGGTTTAGATTTAGACGCATTTGACAAGTTATTTGACTTATCAGGTGGTAAACCAACTACAGCTTCTACACCTACAGAAGGCGACAATGATAAACAACAATTCGTTAAATCACCTTTTGATTTTAGCGAAGAATACGAACAATATTTAATACAATTAGAAGCGGCTAGAGTAAAGACTCAAGAGTGGTCTAACGCAATGAATCAATTTGGTCTAAGTATAGCTACAAGTTTTGCTGATTCATTTGCAAGTGTACTTGTAAGTGGTGGTAATTTATTAGAAGGTTTAGGTCAAATTTTCGTAGATTTAGGTAAGCAAATTGCTGCTATGGTAATTAAGGCTGCTGTACTAGCTGCCCTATTAAGTATTACAGGTTTAGGTGGTACAGCGATGGCTTCAGGAGGTATATTCTCTAAAGGGTCAGGATTTAGTAATATCTTACAAGGACTGATGGGTGGAGCTTTTGCTGATGGTGGTAGTCCACCTGTAGGTAAGATGAGTCTAGTAGGTGAAAGAGGACCTGAACTATTCGTACCAGGTTCAAGCGGAACGATTATACCTAACCACGCTTTAGGCGGAGGCGGTGGTGCTGCTATTCCTGATGTAAGAATAAGCGGAGATGATTTATTGATAGTGTTCGATAGAGCTAACAGAAGAAAACAAAGAAGGTAGTATATGGCATTTGGTAAATATAGATATTCCAATATAATAGGTGAAAAAGGCACAAATTGGAATATAGAACTTTGGAAAGATGGTTTTACAGAGGTTGGAGATACTCCTACTGAATTTAAAATGCAAGGTGAAGGGTTTGAGGTAACTTGGAACGGACAAGGTTCAGATAGAAGCCCAACATTTTTAGGTTCAGAATGTAATATTAATTTTTTTATTGAAAATAATGCTGATGAAGCATTTGTTTACGATTCTTTAGCAAGTGGTTTTCAATCTTATTATGTAAGAATTTATAAAGGTACGGTAACCAATGATAATATTTGGTGGTATGGTTGGGTGCAACCTAGTTTTGACACTATAGAAAACTTACCTTACCCTTACGTTTATAAACTTGTAGCTACTGATTCTATTGGTTATATAAATCAACTAAAACCTTTTACGTTTGCAAGTGAAACTGAAAAAAACGCTTCAAATAGTATAACTTCTGAATTATTACTAAGTTTTCAAGATGGTTCATATTCAGATATAAATATTGGTGGTAGTACAAGTGGTAATTCAAATCCTGCTCCTGATAATTATAAGTGGTTAAGAACAAGTGCTAATTGGTGGAGAGATGGTGATGAATCCTTATACAATAATGCAAACCCTTTAAGTCTTTATCGTATATCAAAAGGAGCTTTTTCTAACCCTACACAATTTGATGAAGAAGGTAATGTAGTTCCTGGAGGAAATCCTTTAGATTTTAAGCTTGGAGATGTTATAGAAGGTGTTTCTAGGTTGTTTGGTTTAAAAGGATATTTAGCTGAAGGTAAATACAATTTCATACAGCCTAACGAATTATTAGATAATTCAACAGGCTCTTTAAGAACTTATAATTATTCTTCGATTGCAACAGGTACTACGGTTGAAAATATAGACACAGCAATAACTATAAATACGTCTGACAATCCAATATTAGGCGGTTCTATTTTTACTTACAACCCACCTTTAGAAAGTGTTAGCATAAAGCATAGTCAAGGTGCGTCTAATTTTAGTTTAAGTTTAGGGACAAATATAGAAGGAAGTGTTTTAATAGCAGGGTTTTTAGCTGCTAACACAGGTGTTCACACAATGCACTTTGCGTTCCATAATAATATTAGGGTTACCAAAAGTGATTTTAATTTAAACTCTAATCACGATGTATTTAATAACACTTACAGAAACTCTTGTGATTTAACTATAAAATTATCAAACGGAACAAATAATTACTACTTACAATCAAACGGAACAAATCAATTAGTTTGGACTTTAAATAATTCTACTGCCTTAAGTTTAGGTCTTAAAAGGGGTTATGCAGTATCTCAAAGTGATGCTATAAATGACCCAAGCATAATGCCAGGTATTAACGATGTTAGTAATAACGCAGATTGGAACTCTTACGATGCCTGGCCTTGTAAAAGAACGCCTTATTTATTTGGTAATGAATCTCAGCCAATAGCGGCAGATACTTATTTATTTAGAACTAATTTAAGGTTTACAGCTGAAATACAATCAGCACCTATTAGTGGTAATATTACTATAGGTACAAGTACATCAAACGATTATTATCAAAGAACTATTGGTGGAGAATCTATTGTTGATCCGATAAACGACCCAACGCCAATATCAAATAAAACAGAGTGTCAAGAGTTTAGTTTTATCCCAAGTGAAGAAAATAATGGACAATCAGTAGATTCTGAAATAATATATAGAGCTACACAATCAGACGTAAAAGCGTATGACACTAAAGACTTAGGTTCTATAGCAATAGGTCAAAGAATGTCAGGCGAAGATGCTTTTAGTCAATCTTCTAACAGACTTTACTCTATACAAAAAGCCCTTGGAGCAAATGTGTATGCTCCAGTAACAAAAGGATTTAGGAAAGGTAATTCAGGTAGTCATCAAACGATACTACAATTAGTGGTAGAAGAGTATTTACTACCACAAGTTAGATCTTTACAAATATTACAAGCTGACATACAATCAAACAACATCTCACCGCTTAAAGTTCTTAAATACAAACTTAACCCTACCGATTCAGATTTTAAATATTATCAATTCTTAGGGGGTACATTTAAAGCTCAAAGCGAAATAATGAGTGGAGAGTGGTGTCAGATAGACGATATATCTCCTAGTATTTCTACGGAAGGTCCTGGTTCGGGAGCTTTTTCATTAAATCAAGACACTAATTTTGAAGAAACAACAGAAGCAAGTATATCTAGTATAAATACTAAAAATAAAAACTATATTTCTTTAGACGATTATGGTGTTATAGATACAGCCATAACCGCAGGGAGTTCACCAGATAAGTTTGAAATTGATGGTACTACAACAGGTAGAGTATATAATAATCAAAAACTTAGATTAAGTTATCCTGATGGAAGTAATAGTGTTATAATAACATCAAGAAGTGAATTAGCTAAAGGTGCTACACAAATACTAATTGATAGTTTTACTTCAGATATAGATTTTCCAATAGGTAGTATAGTTTCGGCTCTTAAATCCGACCTAACCAACGTAAAAGCGGAAAACGTACTTGACGTTCGGACAGCTCACTATCACAATGCTAATACAAGTGAAACTTATATACCTTTATCGGGTGCTTCTATTGCGTCTAGTAATACTCTTAGTTCGTCTGATTATCAATTAATGTTTACAGTTCCTTATAATGGTTTTATTAAA